GACATGGGCAACCAACAACGCTGGTGACGGATATGTTACAGGTGACGGCTTGGTAACCAGCTCTCCATACTTGGGTGTGTTCTGGCCAAGTTGCCGAACTGTTGATCTAAGTGGTAGTAGTGTGGTTACAGCACCAAGTCACATGATGGTTAGAACAATTATCCGCAGTGACGAAGTGAGCTATCCATGGTTGGCACCTGCTGGCACACGCCGCGGTGTGATTGACAATGCAGACGCAATTGGTTATATCAACGGACAAACTGGTGAGTTTGTTACCATTGGTGTAAATCAAGGCCTGCGTGATGTGTTGTATGTGAATGACATCAACCCAATTACATTTGTGCCAGGTGTGGGTATCACTAACTTTGGTAACAAAACAGTGTATGCTCCAACCACATCATTGGATCGTATCAACGTGGCACGACTGGTATGTTTTATCAGATCAAGACTTGAAGAAATTGGCAAGCAATTCTTGTTTGAGCCAAATGATCAGATCACCAGAGATGAAATTAAAAATGCTGTGAATGGACTGATGATTGACTTGATCGCCAAACGTGGTATCTATGACTTCTTGGTTGTGTGTGATGACACCAACAACACACCAGCAAGAATTGATGCCAATGAATTGTGGGTTGACATTGCAATCGAGCCAATGAAGGCTGTGGAATTCATCTATATTCCAATTCGCCTCAAGAACACCGGCGAAATTGCAGCAGGTTCAGTGGCCACTGCTCAGGCAGCTTAACGGCACCGCTAGGCAACAAAATGGGGTGGCAACACCCCATTTTTTTTGGTCTGAGATCTCATAAATAACATTATAGGAGATAACACTTATGGCCGTTGCATCATTAACAAAAATGACAGTGCCCTTGGCTAGCGATCAATCGCAAAGCGCTCAAGGGTTACTCATGCCTAAACTTAAATATCGCTTCAGAGTGATATTTGAAAACTTCGGAGTGAGCACACCCCGAACAGAATTAACCAAACAAGTCATGGACTTCAAACGTCCTAGCTTGCAATTTGAAGACATTGAAATTCCAATCTACAACAGTAGATTGCATTTGGCTGGTCGTGCCACATGGAACGATGTTACCTGCACCCTGCGTGATGACGCATCTGGCGCAGTCACTCGACTGGTTGGCGAACAAGTACAAAAGCAAATGGACTTCATGGAAATGGCATCCGCTGCTTCTGGTATTAACTACAAGTTTACCACACGTTTTGAAGTGCTTGACGGCGGCAATGGCGCATCAGACGCTATTGTGCTAGAAACATGGGAACTGTATGGTTGCTATCTGCAACAGGCCGACTATGGTGACATGGCATACAGCTCAAATGATCCTGCCACAATTGCAATGACCATCAAGTATGACAACGCCAATCAAACACCTAACGGTACTGGTATTGGTACAATTGTTGCTCGTACAGTAAATGATGTGGTAACAGGATAATATTATATGGCGTGGGGCCAAGACTTTGAGAAAGCATTTTATGGCGACCAGGGGCTTAAAGATTATGCCCACGCCTCAAAAACTTTCCTTACAAATGGATATGAACTTGCTCCTCGCAACAAGTTCTTATTCCATGTATACTTCAATATCAACACCAGCGAAGTTCCTACACTGGCGGCAGTGTTCCCTGAAAGTGACAAGAGTTCGTTGAGTCTATTGGTCAAAACAATTCAATTGCCATCATTCTCAATTGATACTGAAACACTAAATCAATACAATCGCAAACGTGTGATACAAAAGAAAATCAACTATCAACCGGTGCAAGTTGAATTTCACGATGACGGTGGCGACCTCAGTCGCAACATGTGGTACAACTACTACAGCTACTATTACAAAGATTCCAATCAACAGTACGGTTCGACCAGCAATCAAAATGGCAGCATAGGTGCAGTGGCCAACGAGCCTGGATTTGCCTATGGAACTAGAGACATTTATGCCAACAATCGCACAGTTAACGACTGGGGATTTATTGGCGAAGCATACGACCAAGGCAATGCTGGTGGTCCTGGCGTGGGATCAGGCGGCAATCAATCAACTGGAAAGCCAGCATTCTTCAGAGACATTACCATATACGGTATGGACCAACACAAGTTTGCTAGTTATGTGCTGATCAATCCACTGATCAAAACTTGGGACCACGACACCTACAGCTACGCCGAAAGCGGCGGTATCATGAGCAACAAAATGACCATTGAATACGAAACTGTCAAATACTATTCAGGTGCTATTGGTGGGTCACGACCAGACACCAACATCAAAGGGTTTGCAGATCCAGCACACTACGATAACATTAGATCAAGTTTGGCACGACCAGGTTCTACTAGAACAGTTTTAGGCCAAGGCGGCTTGTTGGATGCAGGCGTGGGCATTGTGGAAGATTTAGTCAGTGGCGGACCGTCTGGTATTATTGGTGCAGTACAAAAAGCAGGAACAACATACAACACATTTAAAGATGTAAATCTTAGAAGTGTAGTCAACGAAGAAGCTAACATTGGACTCAAGGGTGCAATTAGAAACAGCATACCAGCTGCTGTTCGTCAGCAGCCAGGTGGCTCAGGTGGCTTTGTATTTCCTAGATCGCCAGGAAGATAATCATGGGCGGCTCAGTTAACGTTGTCAATCCAGGCACAGATCTCACAGTTAGAATTTTTGACAATTTTTACAACTATGAACAGTTTGTGAATGCTGAAGAGTATGATGTTGTATACAGCTATCTAAAAAGTGTGTTCACAACAGATCAAGCAGCCGGTAATTTCACAGTGGCATTGTTTAGAATTGCCAACGAAACTAGGACCAATGTGCTCACAGTATTGGCGTCTTTGGAAGGCCAAGATGCAATTACTCTAACACAGACCCTGTGTTACTATCTCAACAGCATGAGAAACGCCAGCACCTTGTTGGGGTTTGGTGCATCAGTTACTTCCAACTACTACACTGCAAGGAATGTGCTACCATGAGTCGCTGGGCAAACGGAATATATGCTCTCACCAATCCAGACAAGTATGTAGGTAAAGGACAGCCTAGGTATCGGTCAGGTTGGGAACATGCATTTTTTAGATTCTGCGACAACAACAATTTTGTACTGCAATGGGCCAGCGAAAGCATTGCAATACCTTACAGAAATCCTCTCACAGGCAAAATGAGTCAGTACATACCTGACATACTGATGACCTACAAAACCAAAGACAACAAAGTAAAAGCAGAGTTGATTGAAATCAAACCCAAAAAGCAAAGTGTAATTGAATCCAACATGAGCACAAGAGAACGTGCTGTGGTTGCTATAAATTACGCCAAATGGGCAGCAGCCCAGGCTTGGTGCAAAAAGAACGGACTTGTATTCCGAGTAATAACCGAAGATCAGATGTTCCACAAAGGTGGCAAATAGCCCACTGTGGTTGTTTTCTGAGTAAATACGGTATGCGCAAATTAGAAGAACTTTTTGACCTTCCTTCTGAGGAAAATAATCAGGCTGAACAGCCTACCATTGAACAGACTCAGGCATATATAGCCGAAGTAAATTCAACCATGGACAAGATAGATGCAGCTTTGCCCATGGTACAAAGTCTTGAAGCTAGTGATCAAGAAATGGATGCGCTGGCGCAAAAAGCCACAGACAGTTTTGATAACTTGATGGACTTGGGCTACAATGTAGACAGCCGTTTTGCTGCTGAAATATTTGCTGTGGCCGGTGCCATGCTGGGACATGCTCTTACTGCCAAAACTGCCAAGCTAAACAAAAAACTAAAGATGATTGACCTACAGTTGAAAAAAGCTCGGCTAGATCAAACAGCAGGAGACGGCGGTATACCCACTCATACTGGTCAAGGCCACGTGTTGGATCGCAATGAAATCTTGGAAAGACTCCTCGGCGATAGAAGAACAAACAGTAAAAAAGAATAAATATCACATAGGATATCCATATGAAAACATTTCATCAGTACATAGTAGAAAGCGAACGCACATACAACTACAGGATCAAAATCTTAGGGGATG